GATGAGTTTTACACAAGTTTAGGTAGTAATGAAACTAGCTTGTTTAATATGTATTGGAAGAATACTATATTAGCAATATACGATGAGAAGTCAAGGATAACTACTTACAAAGCTAACCTACCAATATCAATAGCAAACACAATAAAACTAAACGATGTAGTAGTAGTTAACAGAAAGAAGTATAGGATAAATAAAATAGATATTAACATAACAACAGGCGATGCAAATTTAGAATTAGTAACGTATAGAAAACTCGTAAGATATAACGGATTCACAGTAGATAACGATGGATTCACAGTAGATTCAACATTAATAACAGTAGATAAAACAATATAAAATGGCACAACAGATAATAGATATAGGGTCACAAGCAAACGATGGAACAGGGGATACTCTAAGAGATGCAATGATAAAGGCTAATGGCAATTTCACAGAGCTGTACAGTGAAATACCAGTTGAACTAGATAATAGAATAATAGTAAATCAAACTAACAAAGACGCAACAATAGGCGGAATAATAGATTCTTCTAAACAGTATTTTTTAGATGGCATCATTGATATGGGTACTACTCAAATAACTGTACCTCCTACGGGAATGACAATAATAGGCTTATCATTCGATATAAGCGGTTTAACTTCTTCAGAGGACAACTATACTATGTTTGTATCTGAAAGTATAGCTATAGGTTCAGGAAACCTTCTAGGTGCTGATTATTTTATTACTGTAAACGGTGCAAATTCTAAAGTATATGAATTGTATGACGCAACGGGTTTTAACGCTTTTGAGTTTCAACGAATAAATTACAACGATTGTACTTCATTAGGAGACATTTACGATTATAGACAAGGTTTAGAGGAAGGTTCGGGTAGATTCGGAGGTTCTCCATCTTTGACGCTTCACGGGCTTTGGAGAGGCGGTTACAGAATCACAACTTCTATCGTTAGGGGTTTAGCAGGAACTATGACTGCTCCATTATTTAAAGAAGGAACTGCTTTTCAGATGGATAGTAGATTCTTAACAGATATAAATGTTGACCTACCTACATTAGCACCATTTTGTGATTTTACAATAGGAGCTTTTCCTAACCCTTCAACGGTACAACTAAAAGGAGCTATATTCACAAGAGACGGAGCATTTAATCCTAATGACACAAATATATTTAGTAACTTAGAGGCATCTGATTTACCTTGCGATTGGGATAATAATATAGGGATAAAAAATACTTTTGTAGGTGGAGCATTAAACAATGATGCTGAACTAACAACTACGATAGTAACACAAGGCGTGGCAGTAGATTTAAACGGAACTTTTAGCACTAGAGACTTACAACACTTTGACAGTCCTGCTAACGGAAGGTTAAGACACACAGGAACTAATCCTACTGACTTTTTAGTATCTTGGGATTTAGTAATAGAAGGAAAAGACAATGATAATTACGCATTGAACTTGGTAAAGATAGATAGCTTTGCAACTGTAACTGTAGAAAAGACACAAATAAGAACCGTAAATAATCTTCAAGGTGGTAGAGATGTTGGTATATGGTCAGGAACAACACCCGTAACATTAAACCAAAACGATTTAGTTTTTTGGCAGGTAGCAAATTTATTAGATACAGATAATTGCACTTTAGAAATAGATTCAACTTGGACTATAACAGAGAGATAATATGATAAACTTAAAGATGATATTAGAGGTATTGGCAATGGATGATTTCTATGGTGCTGATGAAGATATACAGATAGCCAAAGGTAAGTATAAAACACCAATGGGTTTAAAGGATTTAAAAGATAGATTAAAACGTAGATAATGGCAGGAAATAAAAACTTAGTTTATACAATAACAATTAATGATAACGCTACCGCAGTTATTAGTAAAGTTAATGGTCAATTTCTAAAAACAGCGGTTAGTGTAGACAATCTTGATAAAGAACTGTTAGAGTTAAATGGAACTCTATCTATGTCAACTAATCAATTTAATGCTCAAATAAATAAGTTAACGCAATTACAGAATGGTGTTGCAATAGGTAGTCAGAGATATAATGAACTAGGTAATGCAATAACATCTTTAAACACAAAGCAACAAGCTCTTATAGGGAGTGGTAGTACAGGTTTAACTGGTGTGTCTGCTGCAACAGGTAGTGCGTCTGCTTCTGTTTTAGAAATGGGTAGGGTTATTTCGGATTCCAACTACGGAATTAGAGGTGTTGCGAATAACTTGTCGCAATTAGCGTCTAATATGGTTTACACCACAAAAGCAGCAGGTGGTTTAGGTGCAGGTTTAAAAGCTATTGGTTCTGCAATGGCTGGACCTCTTGGTATTCTATTGCTTTTTCAAGGAGCGATAGCTTTGCTTGAGAAATGGTCTATGGCTAATGAAGGAGCAAAAGATAGCACCGAAGAATTAACAGATAAGATAAAAGAACAAAACGAAGCGTTAGAGGAAAATATAAGGCTTAGAAAAATACAATTAGAGCAGATAACAGGTTTAATAAACTCAAGTCAAATAGCAGAGTTGTTTTCTGGGATATTTACAAGTGGCATACAAGAATCAGAGAAATATGAAGCTGCTTTAACTGAATTAGCAGATAGGCTACAAAAGATAGGTTCTAAAGAGGCTAAGTATTTAAAAGACGCAAACATTTTACAGTCCGATAGAATATTGATAGCAGGTAACTTGGTAGCAATAGAGAAGCAGAAAACAAAACTTTTAGAAGAAAGATTAGTTGTTGATAAAAGGATAAAATCTATTGATGACATAAAAAAAGAATTTACTGATGGCGAAATAACTAAAGCACAAGAAACCAGAAAACTAGAAGATGTAGGTATAATAAACCTAAATAAAACCATAGCGATACAAAAAGAAATAAATAGATTAAAACAAGCTAATCTAGGTATAATCGCTAAAACTGTTGAGATAGAGGCAGATGATAGCAGTACTAAAGGTAAAGGTAAAGGTAAGAAGGAGTTTTTTGGTGGTGGATATTTTGATGAAGATTTCGAGGCTAGAATAGAGGCTTATAAGAAAAGATATAAAGAATATACAGAAGATGTAAGGGCGATTGAATCTGAAATTGATATAGCTAGTTTTGCGGAGCAAAATGGTGGCTCTTTTAAAGGTCAATCAACGCTTATTGATATGGAGATGAATGAGGAATTGGCTAGAGTTGATTTTTTGATAGGTCTACGAAAAGAAGAAAATGATGCGTACGCAGACCTTGAAGCCGAACAAACTCTTATCAAGAAAAACGCACAAATAGCAAGGAATGAAATTGATAGATTAGAAGTTGAAAACAAGAGGCAAATGTTTGAGAACATAGGCTCTATACTTTCTTCTGCTAGTCAACTAGCGGGTAAACACACTGCGGTAGGGAAAGGATTAGCAGTAGCTTCTACAACTATATCTACTTACAATGCGGCACAGAAAGCATACGAGAGCCAAATGCAACTCACACCAGATTCACCAATTAGAGCGCAAATAGCAGCAGGTGTTGCTATCGCAAAAGGATTAGCTAACGTTAAGGCAATATTAGCAGTTAAAGTGCCAAATCAAGCAAGTATAGGTGGCGCACCCGCTAATAAAGGTAGAACATTTGATTTCAACCTAGCAGGAAGTACAGGACAGAATCAACTTGCTCAAACAATAGGTGGTCAAGTACAACAACCTATCAAAGCATACGTAGTGTCAAGCGAGATAACCAATCAACAACAATTCGATAACCAAATTCAAGGCGAAGTAACTATCGGATAAGTAAAATAAAAAATAGATAAATTGTTATATTATTATGGAAGATTTAGAAGTTATAGAACTAGTAATTGATGAAGAGAGTGACTTTAGTGGTATAGAGGCTATTAGTATAGTTGAGAACCCTGCTATTGAAGAAGATTTCATCGCATTAAAAGAACAAAGTAGACTTGAATTAGCAAAGGTAGATGAAGAGAAGCGTATCTTAATGGGTGCAGCACTCATACCTAACAAGAAGATATACCGTAACAATGGCTTACAAGAGTATTACATCTTCTTTTCAAATGATACGGTACGTAAAGCCTCTGAACTATTCTTATCTAAAGGTAAGCAAAACAACTCAACCTTAGAACACGAAAGCGAGTTAGAGGGATTGTCTGTTGTAGAATCTTGGATTATTGAAGATGATGTACAAGACAAGTCGAGAAAGTATGGTTTACATATGCCAGTTGGAACGTGGATGGTTTCTGTCAAGGTAAACAATGATGAGATTTGGGAAGAGTTTGTTAAAACTAAGAGAGTGAAAGGTTTCAGTATTGAAGGATTCTTTAGCGATAAACTAGAGATGAATAAAGAAGTACTTGAAGATAAACTAACCGAACAAGAAGTAAGTTGGTTAGAACAAATTAAAGAAATATTAAAAGATGCCTAAGAGTTTCTATTGCTTATGCAAAAACAGATATTTAGTAGAACACTTATGTAAGTGTGACAAACAACCTTACTATTGGAAACACGGTATAGGTAGAACAGTA